GATTAATATGAGCCTGTAACCGAGGAATTATTGGTGCTATTTTATTGTAATCATAATCATAAAGAGGTAAAGGCGTAATACCTACCTCTAAAGTGCGCACTTCTGGTTGTATAAATTTTATGTCCTTAGGTTCAAAACCTAGGCGAATATTGGTAAGTCCATCGTCACAGAAATATCCAGCCGGATATAACCAGAATTGATTACAACAACTCTGCCAGAGAGTCTCATCATCTAATTCAGAACATGTAATAGGTTCTGAGCCAGATGTAGGACTAGAGCCAGAACTGCCGCTCGTTGGATTAATGGGAATATAGTGCCAGACATCAAAGAATGTATCTGGAGTAGGAATACCAACAGCAGGTACATCCCAATATAAATGAAAGACGCCCGGTAAAGAAATATTATTGCTATCAACTTCTCTAGAAATGGGGCTAGGATATAAAGGATCAGTTGGACAAACTACACCAAATTCCGCAATGAGATTTTCCGCTTGCACTGCAGAGCGATAAATGGAAATGCGTCGGATCGCATAGGGATCTGCTGGTGCACCATTCCTATAAAAGGTGACGTTAAGATCAATGGGACTGCCCAAACGTCCACTTACTCTAGGCAGAATATCGCCAGCCAATGCTATTTCTCCTCGCTAATATATTTGAAAGATAATTTATCTAGACGTCTTTTCAGTAATCCGCTTGTTCTCACGATCAATACGCTTGATCCACCATGCTCGCTCTTCTGCCGTCATGGTTAGTATCTCAAAGATACTCAAATTTCCATAACGTTTCAGAATGAATAATTCTTCCATAATATGTTCCCACTCTTGTTCACACTCCTTTAGGGTTTTTCGGGCGAAAAAAGGATTCAGTCATAGGCAGATCGGTCTTAACTGATTGATTGCATTCTGGACATGTAATATCAATACTAATATCAATGCCTGGCGAAGTCTCTGTAAGAAATTGTCTAATAGTAGCTGTGTCTCGCGAGTGCATTTGCTTAATCAGCTTTTCAATCTTCATTCGATCCAATACGCCATTGATATTGACAATGGCCAAGTTCAGATTAGCCTCAATACTATCATCGAGTTGATCAGCTTTCACCCCTGTAATCCGTTGACGCGCTCTTTGATTCTTCTCTATAATGCGATTATCTCTACCCCTAAGATATCTTAATTCTACCCACACCTCTCGATTGGTCAACTCACTTAAATAAGGCAAGACGACTCGAACTGGCTCTTTAGGATACTTCGGATATTTGATATTACCCTGAAGCTTATTTAGATCATATTCTTGAATTGAAGATTTAGTACAATCTTCATTAGGACAAGTAAAGAGAAATTCATAGATATTACCATGCGTAATGCCACGCAAGGCAAATAACAAATAAACTCTATCACCATTCAATAGATCCAATGAATCGAAGGTTTCATCAGGAAACTTAACACAAACCTTGAAAACATGATCTAATGCCTGACCAGTTTGCGTAAATCGTCCCGTGGCAAAAATCTTATCTACGGCAATATTCATAGGTCGAATTTTAATTTTACCCTCTGGAACCCGACCATCATAATACATACCTCGACTGGGAAGATAATGATCTTCCCAGGGTAATAATTGATCTTGCGCAGTACTCAGCAAAACTTCAACTATTTCGGCTGGAGAGGCACCAGATCGAATACTAAGCTTAGATATAGATGGCGACATCGAACTAACAGGGCCTGTGGCTGATGTAATACCCAAAGTAACTTCCTGCTCATTGACTTTCGGCTCTTCAGGCATAATCGGCCTCCTTTACTGGATATCTACTCACGAGAAGATATCGTTATTGACTAGGATTCCAAAATTCTACGCGTGCTCCTCCGGCACGCGCTCTTTGTTCTGCTGCAGCCCATACAGTGCCCAAAGTTTTCACCTGCATTCCGCCAGTATTCTGATTATTAGGAATAGTTTGTGCATTGCCCGCAGCTCCTGCGTTATCTTGATTTTCCTGTTTACCTCCACCCCCGCCTTCTCCGGCTCCAACCCCAGTCCCCTCACCGGTTCCAATCATAGCATCAAAAGCAAGCGTCACAGTTATCAGTTTAATATCACTATTGGTATAACTAAGCTTACCTGGGGAGATTTGTGCCGGCCAAGAATTTTTCAGAATTATGGTCTCTAACGTTACATCTTCACCATCAGTTAAGGCGAAGACAGAATCCATCTTATAACCGCCGCCAGGATGATGCTGTCCAATACCGGTTTTAACGCTATAAACCTTACTCTGCCAGTTTAATAGTTGACTATAAATGGTTTGATCATCATAAAAAGTAACTATTGCATCATCCCATCGCACAGATTTCGCGAATTTATAATATAATAGACCGCCTAGAACTTCCTGCCGATCTATCTTAGTATCAGGTAATCCCAAGTCACGAGCTACCAGACAAGCTCTTTGATCAATTGGTCCCAATCTCTCAATAATCCAACGATGATTAAATAGCAATTCGACTTTATTGCTTAAAACGCCTCCCCTCCCATTAATTGCGAAGCCAGGCAAATTAATCACCTCCATAAGAGATTTGACGAACCTTCTATGAACAAAAATAATATCGGACAAGGAGATTAGATATGCCAGGTTTCATGATCCACGGCCAAGGCGGGGACCCCAGCGGTCCCAGCAACGTAGTTGAAACTAGACGCAAACACCGTTGGATATTTAGAACTATAAGTGGAGGATACGTCAACATTGCCTCTAATATTCTACTCCTTCTAAAGCAAGCCACCCGGCCACATTTTATCCTAGAAGAACCTGTAATGCATCATAACCAGGAACAGGTCTACTTCGCTGGCAAACAATCTTGGAGCGAGATTAAATTAGTATGGTATGATGCAGAGAGCCCTGATAGCTCCAAACAAATGTGGGACTGGGTAAATACTGTAGTTACCATTCCTGGTATTAGTGTATCTCAACCTAGTTCTTATAAGGCCGATGCCACCTTGTCTATGGTTAAAGGTGATGGCACTTCTAATAAAGAATCTTGGCAGCTTTATGGTTGCTGGCCTAAAGATATTGAGTGGGGTGATCTAGATTATGAAGACACGAATATAGCACAGATTTCAGTAACCATGCGCATGGATCGGGCTGTTCGGTTGCAGTAATGTATCTATTCCTATTGGTAGGGATTGATTTGTTCTTTGACAACTAGTGGTAGTGTGCTCCCCGCGTGAGTGGGGATGTATCTATAAAGTGTGATTGATTGGAACTCTACTCTGTTTAACAGCAGTTCCATATAAACATATCTTCTGCTGTTAAACAGAGTAAAGTAGTGGTAGAATGCGATCGCCTATCTCCTTCCATAGATATTATCGAATTAAGAATCAGTGTCAATTGGAGCCTTCCGAGCATTGATATTTTGGATTAATTCACACAATGTCTTTATATCATCTATAAATCTCTTTTTACGGACTGGATCTTGCATATTCCTCGGAGAAGGATGATAAATTGGATAAATAGAAACGCCAAACTTCTCTGACTTTATTATGTTGCCCAAATGATCCGCCATATTCTTATTAGGACAAAAAGCATTGAAGGCCACCGCACCAAGAGTAATCACCAATTTGGGCCGCAATAATAAGATCTCCATGTGTAAAATGAATTCACAACAAGATATCTGCTCGAAATTAGGTTGAACGTTATTAGAAGTATGGCACTTCACACTATTTGATATATAGAAATCCTTACGAGATAGATTGAATTTCTGAATTATTTCATTAAAGAATTCTCCAGCATCGCCCACGAACGGTTCACCCTTTAGACATTCATGAAACCCTGGATTCTGACCACAAATAAAAAACTTACTTATACTCATAGTACTAAAAACATGTGGATCAAAATTGGTATCATGTTCTATGCAACGTCTCCTTCCTAATTCGCATAAAACGCATTTTTGAACCAAATATTGCATGGCTTGAAGCATATCAGTTATACGTTCGAATCGAGACTTGGGGGCATCAGGACGAGGCACGGCATAATCTATCTTCGTAGATGGTCGTAATTTCGTGGG